CGGAGCCTGTTGATCGTGTCGACCCACCGCTTCATGTTCGACGCCTGCTTACGCAGCCCCGCGACCAAACCCATCGGGTCGTCGTTCTTCACGTCCAGCGAGAAGAACTCCTTCAGCCGGTCCCGCATGGCCTTCGCGTCCTTGAGCTTGTCCTCCCACGCCCGCAACGCGTCGTCGAGGATGCCCTTCTGCTTCTCGAACCGGGCCTTCAGCTTGTCCTCGGTCGACTTCGCCACCTTGTCCGCGGCCCGCTCCGCGGCCTTCATCGCCGCCTCGGCCGCCCGCTGCGACGCCTTCGCCGCCGCGTCCGACGCCGCGCGGGCGGCCTCCTCCGCGGCGCGACGCGCCCGGTCGGCCTGGTTCTTCGCGCCCCACCCCGCGTCGCCGTTGCCGGTGTAGTTCCGCAGGTCCCCGATCGACACCCCGCCGCCCTTAGGCGACAAGGCATCCAGGCCCGACAGTTCCTTCCCGGCTTTCTGCAGATCCTCCAGGGACACGGTCGCCGCGGCCGACATCCCGACAACGCCGGCCAGCTTCCCGATCATCATGTCCCAGCCCTTGATGCCGTCGTCGACGACACCCTTCAGGCCCCGGTACACCCGATCCAAGTTCCCAGTTTCGTGCGCCACATAGGCAGTCGCCGCGGCGGCCGCGACGAGGCCCACCTTCAGCTTCGCGGTCGGTGACGCCAAGAACGCCGCCGACAACCCCTTTACCTTCGACGTCGCACCGGTCAGAACCGGGATCAGGCCCGTCCCGATACCGGCCGCCAAGTCCCCGATACCGCGCGTGTACGACACCGCCGCCGACAGACCGTCCAGGCCCATCGTCGTGGCGAGGCCGTCCATGAGGTCGGCGGTGCCGATGATGGGGCGCTCCGCGTCATCGAACGCCTCGGCCATGTCCTCGACGGACCGGGCCTGCTTGTCCGCGGCCTCGCCCAGCTCCTTCAGCGAACCCTCGGTCTTGTCCGCGGCCTGCGCCGCGGCCTTCATCGACCGCTCGAAATCCTTCGAGTCCCCGACGAGATTGACTACTACCTGCCTGGCTATCGGACCCACCTCCTCAGGTAGTCGGCGAGAGGAGCCATCAGTCAATCCCCTCGATCTTCATGCCGTACTGGGTGATGACCCGCTGAAGGCCCTCGACCACGAGGTCCTGGACGTCCTCGATCGTCTCCTCGATCGTCGGGTACAGGTAGCGGCCGACGCCGTACGGGCGGCCCAGGTACTCCCGGACCACCGAACCCGAATACGGCCTACCGGGGATGTGGCCCTTGCCGACCGTCCCGCCGAAGTCCAACCAGGGGGCGTACTCGGCGGCGCGCCCACCGAAGCCGATCGACGCACCGGCCGTCTGAGGCTTCGCCTTGTACGACCTGGCCGCCTTCCCCGTCTTCCCTCGAGGGACCTGCGGCCGGATCTTCTCCACGACCAGCTCGGCCGCCTCCCGCATGACCTTCTTCAGCTCCTGCGGCGCCTCGGCTTCGGCGGCCTTGATCGCATTGCGAACATCGCGGAGGCCGATAACCTCCACGCGCTGGTACTGCGACCGCCTAGCAGCCACCGCCTGCCGCCTTCCGAGCTAGATCTTCCGCCTGGGCCTTGACCTTGAAATACGCCTGCCACTCCGCGATCTCACGCGCCGGGAGTTGCACGATCTCCGTCACCGTCTTGTGCAACCGCTCCGCCAGGATGAACAGGAACGCGTCCACCTCCGACGGCTGGCCATGCATGGCCAGGAACATCTGACGGTCAATCTTGAAATTGGGCCTCCTCGCCGAGACCAGACATGTCCATCACCGCGTCGATCAACTTCTGCACGTCACCAGCGGGGACGGCCGGGTCCGCGAGCCACGCCGCGGCCTCGTCCTCCGTGACACCGTCGACCGCGAGGGAGATCGACCGGGCGTTCGCGTTGTCGCCCTTGCAGGAACGGATCTCCTCGAACGTCAGGCCGCGGACCTCCACGGTCCCGCCCGCCAACTTCACCGACCTGCGCGGCATGGCCGGCGGCTTCGGAAGCGCCATCGTTTCTCCTTAGTGGGGTGGAGGGTTCGGCGGCCCGGAGAGTAGGCCGGGCCGCCGCTGGTACTACGAGCTGAACGTGCCCTTGGCGACCGCGCCCGAGATCTGCAGCGTGGCCGAGAACGACACCATGTCGGCGACCGGCTCCGACACGTCGAAGTTCACGAGGACCGCCTCGCCGGAGTACTTCACGTTGCCGTTCGAGTTGCCCTCGGGGCCCCACTCGAACCCGACCGTCGAACCCTTCAGGCCCAGGAGGGAGTCCAGGACCGTCGCCGAACCAACCGACGCCGTCTTGTCCCAGAACCCCGCCAGCCCGATCGTGCCGTTCATCAGACCCACCGCGAACGCGTGACCGGTAGCACCGAAACAAGTCACGTCATGCGTGTCATTGCTACGGCTCGGGTTGATCGCCGTCAGGTACGGCGAGATGTTGCGAAGCTGCGACGCCCCGCTGTCCTCGACAGCGAAGTAACCGACTGAACCATGCGTAGCCATTTCCTCGGCCCCTTCTAGGCGAAGACATCCACGACGAAGCGAACGGCGACATGCTCGACGCCGCCGATCCCTACCGCCTCGATCGAGGCGGAAGTACAACGCGCCGACTGGGCGGCGCCCCCTAGCGTCCGGTCGGCGTTGATCGCCCACCGGATCGACGCGATCTCCGCTGACAGGCCGTCACGGATGCCGCGTTCGTCGCGGCGACCCATAACCCACCAGCAGGGGAACGTGACCCTCGACCCGCCACCGGCCATCGCCGCGTCGAGGTCGATGTCACCGTCCGGGTAACCCACGATGAAACACGGCACCGCGGGCTTCGCCGTCGGGAAGTCATACACCCGGCGCGGGTCGCCGGAGTCCCCGCCGACGGCCTCGGCGATGGCCGTCATGATCTCGGCGATATTCACTAGCCCATCACGCTCCTGCGGTAGGACCGCACCATAAGCGCGACGTCCGGGTCCAGCTTGTCCAGGAGCCGGACTTCACTGCCGAGTTCGGGACTCCCCGCGATCCCGAACACCGCGTCGCGGCGCTTCAGGTACCGCGCCGCCTGCAACGCCGTGGCCTGTTCGATCGTGGCGGGGACCGCCGCCCACCCGTATGCCGCGGTGACGCGGACGGACCCCTCCACCAGCGGACACGCCGCGGACGCCGGAAGGCCCAGACGCTCGAACGGCCGCCCCTCCGCGGCCGCGTTCAACGGCCACTTGTACACCGCACCGGTCCATGACGTCGACCAGGTCTGGTCCTCGTCGGTGTCGATCGCGACGAGGAGCCCCGACGCGGTGTGGATGTCGTCGACACGCAGCACATAGCGGCCCGACGCCTTGTCCCACTCGGGCGTGTAGTACCGGGCCTCCGTGGTCGAGACCTTCCCGAACTGGCGACGCGTCGCCTTGTCGATGGCGCGGGACGCCGAGGTGATCGCCCAAGCGATCTGGGCGTCGTCGAGCGTGTCGTCCGCGGGAATGGTGACGTAGCTCTTCAGGTCGGCCGGTTCGAGGTAATCGGGCGCCCAGGACAACTAAGTCACCTCCTAGTAGTGGGGAACCGGGGCCCCGCACCCCACGGACGGGGCCCCGGCGATTAGCTGACGGACGATCAGGAGTCGTCGTCGACCAGCAGGTTCTTCACGGCGCGAGTGCCCTGGCGAACCGCGACCGCGGCGTACCGCCAGAGACCGATCTCGATGCTCTGCGGGCCGGAACGCTCCTCGTAACGGAAGGAGAGCTGCGGCGACTCGAACAGCGCGATGCTCGGGCCGTGGATCATGGCGGCCGCGTAGTCGCCCGAGTCACCGGGGGACACGGGCTCCATGCCGGCGGACAGGACAACCGGGACACCGGCGATCCAACCGTCGGCGTCGACACCGGCGACACCGACAACGTTGACCGGGCCCGCGTTGGAGGCGACAACGATCGGGCGACCGTCGGCGTCCTTCAGCTTCAGGTAACCGGCGAACGTGTCGTAGTCCATGGCGAAGTGCGTCGGGCGGAGGTACATGGCCTTACGCACGGCCATGGCCGCCTCGACCGCGAGGTCGTAACCGAACTTCACGTCGGTCGGGTCGACGAACTCGGACAGGGCCGCGGACAGCGGGGTGCCGATGGCGCGGATCGCGGCACCGATCCGCTTCTCGATCTCCGCGTTGTACGACGCCGTCAGGTCGGCCAGGATCAACTGGTCGATCGCCGGGGTCGACGCGTCGAGGAGCTGGCGGGACACGGTCTCCTTGCCGACCACGGTCGACGGGGTGATCACGACACCGGTCGCGTTGTAGGCGTCCGAGTCCACCAGGGCGCCGTTCTCACCGGTCGGCTGGTTCCCGACAGTGGTGTT